AAAAAGGTTATTACGATTGACAACAAAGAATACACTGAAGATCAACTAACAGATCAACAAAAAGTCATAATAAATCATGTAAATTCATTAGCACAAAAGATAGTTTCTGCTGAATTTAATTTAGACCAATTAAAAGTTGGTAAAAATGCTTTTGAAAAAATGCTAGGCGATACTTTAAAAGAACAAGACGCTGTAGAAGAAAAATAATTTTAAAGACGTTATGTTCAATAAATGTTATAAGTAAAATTAATATGTAGTGAACAGGAGATAGATAATGTCATTTTTTCCATTAGGTGCTTCACCTTTAGGCGATGATGGTATTAATAATCGTGTATTAAATGCACAAAATATTACTACATCTAATCCTTCTGTTCTTACATCTTTACTTGTTCAAAAGCATAATTTTGTTACTGCCAGCTTAGAAACACAAAATCCAACAATAAATACTGTTGTAATATTACAAACAGAAATTATGGATGCTGTAGATATTTCTACTGGCAATGTAAGTATCCCAAGCACAGAATTATTTTCTGAAATAGTATTATCTACAGGTAATATTGAAACTACTCATATTTTAGATACATCTGAAATTGAGCAAACACATATTGTATCTGGAGCAACTATTGCGACAGAACAGCCAATATTAAATACAGCAAATATTACTGAAAATAATAATTTTAATGCTGTAGCTATTACAACTGGTGCTACACAAGTTCCAGACAATGTTATGTCTGAAGATGAAACCTTTAATACAGGCGTTTTGAGCGCGGGCACACCAGTTCTTGATGCAATTAGCATAACTGAAGAAAATACACTTTTAACTCAAAATTTAAACACTTTAAATCCAGTATTAGATACAGCTAATCAAACAACATTTAGTGTATTGCTAACAAATGATTTAAATTTTGGACAAGTTATACTTGGCACTTCTGCATTTAATCAGGGGCAAACGCTAGAAACAGCTAATTTAAATACAGCACCATCTAATTTAGATACGGCAGATATTACTGAAAATAATGCTTTCAGCGCAAACAATATAAATTTAAATCTTCTTATTGTTCCAAGCGTAACGATGCAAGAAGATGAAACGTTTACAACGTCAAATCTTGATAGCCAAGCACCAGAACTTAATTTAACTTCTATTATACAAGATCATATTATTGATGGTGCTGATCTTATATCTAATGCACCTAATCTTGGTACGGCAGATATACTCGAAAACAATGATTTTAATGCAAATAATATTATTACATTGCCTGTTAATGTTAATTCTTCTGCATTTAATCAAGGTCATATATTATTATCAAATGACATAACAACTGGTACACCTGATGCAATAGAACCAACCTTTGCGCTTATTTATAATTTCAATGCAAATAATATTGCTACAAATGCACCAACCATACCAATACTTATTTTTGATATTGGATTGCCACGAATAGTAAATGTTAGCCAAAACTCCAGAAGTGTAGTAACACTAACATCAAGTAGAAATACAGCTTTAACCACAAACAGTAGAAATGAGGCCGCGTAATGCCTTTTACAATAAAAAGAAATGATACAAGCCCAATATTGCAAACAGTGTTATCTGATGCAAATGGTGTTGCAATAGATTTAACTGCTACAACAGTAAAATTTTATATGAAAAAATACAAAGCAACGACACCGAAAATTAATGCAACAGCCGCAATTGTTGATGAAGATGCTGGTATTGTTCGTTATTTGTGGCAAACTGGAGACACTGACACTGCTGGGTCTTATCAAGCAGAATTTCAAATCACTTATGATGATGGCGCGGTTGAAACATTCCCAAACGCTGATTTCATTCAAGTTGATATAATCAATGATTTAGCGTGAGGTTAATATGGCGGGTTTAAAAATAGTAGCACAACCATCAATAGAACCTATTTCTGTTGTAGAAGCTAGAGAGCATTTACGGCTTGATGATGATGTAGATAAATCACAAATCATGTCTTATATCGTAGCAACTCGAGAATGGGCTGAAAACTACACTGGAAGGCATTTCATAAGCAGAACTATGCAAATGTTCTTAGACGGAGCTACACAGGTAGATAACCCCCTTTGGGAAGGCATGAGAACAGGAATTGATGTTATTGATTATAATAACTATATTGAATTTCCTGTAAGCCCTGTTCAATCGGTAAGCTCTATAAAATATTATAACGATAGTGATGTTGTAGCTGTTTGGAATACTTCAAATTATTATGTTGATATAGTTTCACAGCCAGCAAAGATTGTTTTGAGAACTGGCGGCACATATCCAACAGATTTAAGGCCAGCAAACGGCTTAGAAATTAATTTTACTAGCGGATATGGTAGCAATATTACTGATGTGCCAGAAGCAATTAGAGTAGCAATGTTGCAATATTTAACATTTATGTATGAGCATAGGGGTGATTATGATAAAGATGTTAAAGAACCAACCATAATTCAATCATTATTAAACCCATATCGCATTCTAAGCTTTAACTCAAATGCGTATGACAAGATGTTTAAGTCGGGGATTAGCTAATGGGTGTAGGTAGTATGCGTCAGAAAATACAATTGCAGTCTAAAACTGTTGCTCAAGATGGCGGCGGTTCTGGTGCAATTACTGCTTGGACAACATTTGCTACTGTATATGGCACGATTACTACAAAATCTGGCAATCAAAGGCTGTTTGGAGATCAAATAGAACAACCTATGACCCATGTTATTAAGATTAGATTTAGAAGAAATTTAAACTTTTCTGATAGATTAATGTATAAATTTGTAAATTTAGGTGATGAAGTTACTAGAATATTTAATATTCAAAGCGTTATCAATGTGGATAATAAAGATAAGTATCTTGAAATTACTTGCATTGAAGGAGTGGCAACATGAGCATTACCCTTAAAGTAGCTAAAAGAAATAAAAAATATAGATCAGCAGATAATCAATATAACAAACTTACACAGCAAGTTATATCAATTGCTGGTCAAATGGTTCGCAATACAGCAGTAAAATCTATACAATCTTCAAGCGGTGGTGGTAGGACTTATGGAAATCATACGGCTTCAGCGGAAGGTCAGCCGCCAAACACTGATACAGGATTTTTAGCAAGCAATATATTTGCAATTTATGACGCTGATAAATTAGGTTGCGATATAGAAAGCAGGGCAGATTATTCTGAATATTTAGAATTTGGCACAAGTAAAATGAAAGAAAGACCTTTCATGCAACCAGCTTTAGAAGAAAATAGACCTAAAATAAAATCTATGTATCGCAAAATAAAAGCAAGAGGTGCTTAATGTCCTTACATTCATGGCAATTACAAAAATCAATTTTTACAGCGTTAAATGGCAATGTTACAGGTGTAGGTAGTGCTAATATACCTATTTATGATGATGTTCCAGAGGGTTCTGTATATCCATATGTTGTCATTGGTGAAGAAACTACAAGCAATAATGGCACAAAAACATTAGACGGAGTTGAGCATACAATCACTTTGCACGTTTGGTCTCAATATAGAGGCAGACGAGAAATTAAAGAGATAATGCAATCGGTCTATGAAAAGCTTCACAATACTGCTATAACAGTAACAGGAGCCTCTTTGGTTAATATTAGACAGGAGTTTAGTAATACCTTAGCGGAACAAGATGGAATTACACGGCACGGAGTTATGAGGTTTCGCGCTGTATTGTTTGATAACTAAGGAGTATAAATCATGGCGGCTCAAAAAGGTTCAGCCCTACTACTAAAAATTGGTGCAGATGCTACGGCGGCACCAGCTTCAGATACATACACAACAGTTGGCGGTTTACGTTCAACTGGTATTAGTATGAATGATGAAGCAGTTGATGTAACAACTAAAGACAGCTCTGGAGTTCGTGAACTCTTAGCAAATGGTGGAATACAAACGTGTTCTATCTCTGGTTCTGGTGTATTTACAGACGCGGCTTCAGAAACAACGCTTAAAAATGCTTTTGGCGGTGCAAACTTTGCGAATTTTGAAGTTGTTATACCTGATTTCGGTACATACAAAGGAAAATTCATGGTTGCATCACTAGAATATACTGGTGAACATAATGGCGAAGCTACATATTCAGTAACACTTGAAAATAGTGGTGCATTCGCCTTTACAGCCGCTTAAAGGAGAATAACACATGGCTTGGGAAACACTTACTATTAATGCAGATGGTAAAGACTATACTTGCCATGTCCAAGGCTCAACCTTCTCTATACCTTGCTCCTCAAGCCTTGAAGTTGGAAACACCTTCAAGGTGGGTGCGATAGTTTGGGAAGTTACAGAAGCTATAGATGTAGCACAAAGAAATGAAATACTTTTAATAAACGCGAAAGAGGTCAAGAATGACAAATCCAAAACGAGGCGAGATAAAGATAAACTTAGCAAATCAGGACTTTCATTGCAAAATAACAATGGACGTGATGATGCGGATTGAAACTGCAATGGGTAAAAGTGTAATTAAAGTAGCTAATACTATGCAAGATGGCGATTTAACAGCATTGCAAATGATTGCTTTTTTAAAGCCAGTTTTAAGATCATCTGGAAATGATATTAAAGACAAAGATGTTCAAGATTTAATTTGGAATACTGGCATAACAAATACTATGATGGCAATAGCTGAAGTTATTACTTTTATAATAACTGGGAATGAAAAAGACGGTGAACAGGGAAACGTAGAACAGGCGGCGAATATATAGTAGAATTCCCTTGGGACGAATGGATAAAAACAGCACTTGGAAAAATGAATATAAGTCCAAGTAATTTTTGGGAAATGAGTTTGCAGGAATTTTTATTATCAGTTGAAGGATTTGCAGAGTTTAATTCAAGTGGGGAGCCGTCCCCTATGCAAAAAAATGAACTCGATGATTTGATGGAAAGGTTTCCTGATTAATGGCTACAGTAATTGACACATTAGCAGTACGCATTGAAGCAGATTTATCTGATTTAAAACGTGATTTGAATAAAGTTGCAAAACAAACAGACACAGCTAATAAAAAAATGAAAGAATCTTTTCGAAGTCTTGGAAAGGTTATAGCATCTGTTGCTAGTGTAGCTGTTTTGGGAGCTTTTGTAAAATCTTCTATACAAACAGGTGCTTCAGTTGAAAATTTAAGAGTACAAATGAATGCTCTTTTAGGTAGTGTTGAAGAAGGCGGAAAAGCATTTGAAATAATGACTGA